TCAACATCAAAATCGTTTATACATTGATATGGATTGGTCAAACGATATATCTGCTGGAGAGTTTTTAATTATAGAGTGTTATCGTAAAATAGACCCAGCATCTTATTCTGACATTTTTGATGACATACATTTAAAAAGATATGCAACGGCTTTGATAAAAAGACAATGGGGTGCAAACCTTTCAAAGTTTAATGGTGTTGCAATGTTAGGTGGTGTAACCATGAATGGTGAAACTATCTACTCACAAGCACAAGAGGAAATCGAAAAATTAGAGGAATTAATATCAATAACTAATTCTCCACCTATGATGTTTGGCATGGGTTAATGCCATGGCTGTTAATACTGCATTTCACACAAGTAACTTACACTCTCTTGCAACGGAGAGAAGTCTATATCAAAACTTAATCAAAGAAGCTATACAGATTTATGGACATGATGTTTATTATGTCAATCGTGATACAGTTGCTTTAGATAATGTTCTTGGAGAAGACAGTCTTTCCAAGTATACAAAACAAACACCAATAGAAATGTATGTAGAAGACTCAGAGGGTTTTGGTGGAGATAAAGAAATTATAACAACTTTTGGTTTAGAGAATCGTAATGAAATTACATTCGTAGTTTCTAAAGAACGATTTCAAGAAATGGATAGTCAGTTTGTTATTGAGAGTGGAACAGATACAACTGGTGGTAGTTTTCTTTTAGAAGCTGGAAGTATAGACCAATCTGAAAACTCATCTACACTTACAAGTGTACAAGGAGATAATAACTTTTATGTTTTACAAGATATTGCTTCTACAGATGCAGACAGACCACAAGAAGGTGATTTAGTTTATCACCCAATATTTGCAAAGATGTTTGAAATAAGTTTTGTAGACCATGATGAACCATTTTATCAACTGGATAATAACCCAGTATATAAATTAAGATGTAAACAGTTTGAGTATAGTTCAGAAGTTATTGATACTGGTATTACAACTATTGATGCGATTGAAGGCGACAGTTTAGATTCATTATTGTTTCAGTTTTCACTTGAAAACGAAGTCGGTTCTGTTCTTCTTGAAAATGCAGCTGATACTGGTAACGCAGAATACCTTTTACAAGAAGACTATATAGTAGGTGACCAAAGTACGGACACAACAAATCAGAATGAATTGTTTGATGAACTAGATGATACTGTCTTAGATTTCTCTGAAACTAATCCATTCGGTGATGCTGGTAATCTAGGATAAGGAGATATATTATGCTTGGACAACAATTTTATCACGAAACAGTTAGAAACGTAATTGTTGCGTTTGGAACTATGTTTAACAATATACAGATTGTTCGTAAGAATAATTCTGGAAATATAATACAATCAATGAAAGTGCCACTTGCATATGGGCCAAAGCAAAAGTATTTGACTCGTTTAAATACAGACCCATCACTTGCAAATGCAACTGCAATAACTTTACCAAGACTAGGTTTTGAAATAGGTGGATTGACATATGATGCTGGAAGAAAATTAAATCGTGTACAAAAATTTAAAAAAGTTAAAACATCAACAGATGATGCAAATAAATTAGACACACAGTATATGCCTGTTCCATATAATATGGACATTACTTTATACGCAATGGCAAAGAACTCTGATGATGCGTTACAGATAGTAGAACAAATACTACCATACTTTCAACCAGACTACACATTAACAATTAATGATATGGCTGATATGGGTATCAAAAGAGATGTACCTATTATTTTAAATGATGTTAGTTATGAAGATAATTATGCTGGAGATTTTGAATCCAGAAGAGCAATTATATATACTTTAGGATTTACCACTAAGTTTTACTTATATGGCCCAGTTACTTCATCTAAGGTTATCAAAACAGTTCAAGTTGACCAATATACAAATCTACCAGCAGTAACACCTACAAGAGAACAAAGGTATACTGCAACACCAAATCCAACTAGTGCAGATGCAGATGATGATTTTGGTTTTAATGAAACAAGTTCTTTCTTTGAGGATGCAAAGAACTTTGATTCAACATCTGGTACTGATGTAAAGAAATAAAATGAATAGTTCAGATAATATCATAGACCAAGCTCTAGGTGTACTAGACCCTGTGGAAACAGAGTTAAAAAAAGCAACAACTAAAAAAGTTGTTGTGAAACCATCTAGTAATGAAGATGATATAGAGAACGATTATAAATATCAACGAGAGAACTTTTATGGACTTGTTGAAAAAGGTTCTCAAGCAATTGATGGTATTTTAGAACTTGCGAAAGAGGGAGAACATCCTAGAGCATACGAGGTTGCTGGTAATTTAATTAAACAAGTAGCAGAAGTAACGGAGAAGTTAGGTGACTTACAAGAGAAAATGCGAAAACTTAAAGAAGTACCTAATTCTGCACCCAAGAATGTTACTAACGCATTATTTGTTGGTTCAACTGCTGAACTCCAAAAAATGCTAAAAGGGAAGACAGATGGCTGATGGCACATATCTTGGAAACCCTAATCTCAAACGAGCTAACGTACAACAAAATTGGACTAAGAAACAACTCCTTGAGTATTCAAAATGTATGGAAGACCCTCTGTACTTTATACAGAATTATGTAAAGATTGTTTCCCTTGATGAAGGACTAATACCATTTAAAATGTACCCCTTTCAAAAAGAAATGGTTGGTACATTTCACAGTAATCGTTTTACTATATGTAAACTACCCAGACAGTCTGGTAAATCTACTGTTATGATTTCTTATCTATTGCACTATGCACTATTTAATCCAAGTGTAAACATAGCTATACTTGCAAACAAAGCTGCAACTGCAAGAGATTTATTGAGTAGACTGCAACTTGCATACGAACATCTTCCTCATTGGTTACAACAAGGAGTTATGTCTTGGAATAAAGGTTCTCTAGAACTAGAGAATGGGTCTAAAATACTCGCTTCCTCGACCTCTGCGAGTGCTGTGAGGGGTGGAAGTTACAACATCATATTCTTAGACGAGTTTGCTTATGTACCATCAAATGTTGCAGAACAATTTTTTAGTTCTGTGTATCCAACGATTTCTTCTGGACAATCTACAAAAGTGATGATAGTAAGTACTCCACATGGTATGAATATGTTCTATAAAATATGGACAGATGCAGAGGAAAAACGAAATAGTTACATACCTATTGAGGTTCATTGGTCAGAAGTACCAGGCCGTGATGATAAATGGAAGAAAGAAACTATTGCAAACACAAGTGAATCACAATTCAACACAGAGTTTGAGTGTGAGTTTCTAGGTTCTATAGATACTTTGATATCCCCATCAACACTAAGACGATTAACATATAGGACACCAATACAGTCTAATGCTGGTGTTGATGTACATGAACAACCACAAAAAGACCATACATATTTATTAACGGCTGACGTATCTAGAGGAACATCAAATGATTACTCTGCATTTATTGTCTTTGATGTAACATCAGTTCCTTATCGTATGGTTGCAAAGTTTAGAGATAACGAGATAAAACCTTTACTCTTTCCACAAAGAATACATCAAATTGCAAAAGCATACAATCAAGCATTTGTTTTAGTAGAAGTTAATGATATTGGAGAACAAGTTGCAAATGCAATGCAGTATGACATGGAATACGATAATATGATTATGGCATCTATGAGAGGTCGTGCTGGTCAAGTATTAGGTGGTGGATTCTCTGGTGGTAGAGCTCAGTTGGGTGTGAGGACAACAAAGGCAGTCAAGAAGATAGGTTGTTCTAATCTAAAACAGTTAGTAGAAGACAACAAACTCATAGTAGAAGACTTTGATGTAATTAATGAACTATCTACATTTATTGTCAAAGGGTCATCACACGAGGCTGATGATGGTTGTAATGATGACTTAGTTGCGTGTTTGTTTATATTTGGTTGGGTTACAGACCAAACTTATTTCAAAGAACTTACAAACAATGATATACGAGAACAGATGTATAAAGAAAACCAAGACCAACTAGAACAAGATATGGCTCCTTTTGGATTTATGGTTAATGGTTTAGAAGATGATAATATTGGCGAGATGGTAGATGAATATGGTACAAGATGGAGTCCTATAGTCAGAACATATGAATCTGATTGGTAATGAAAAGTCCTTGTGTTCAAATCTGTAAACTTATAGATAGTATGTGCATTGGATGTTATAGAACATCTGATGAAATAACTAATTGGACTAAATATACAGAAGAACAAAGAGAGAGTGTTATTAGAGAAATTCAATCAAGTCGTTGTCAAGTTTTATCCAACAATTAGAACAAACAACTTTACATTCATTCATTAATGTATGGACTTCTTTTCTACTTTCATCACTAGTTCCAACTCGTTTTGCTTGTTTGCGAATCTGTACATCATGGGGATAGAGTTTAAGACATATTGTTTCACTCTCACCACAATGAATACAAGATTCATCAGCAAGATGGTTGTTTAACCATGCGACTCGTTTTCGGTAGTTCCTACGAGCTACCTTTTTGATTGTTTCTTTATATTTTTCATAATGTGTTGTCATATCGTTATTTATAAGTTTTGAAACATATAAAAGTGGGTTTTTAGAAACTTGATTTTTATAAATACTAGGAAATAAGAGTAATATCTCAATACAAGGAGCAAAAATCATGTCATTTTTAGTTTCCCCTGGCGTTCATGTCAGAGAAATAGATTTAACAAATGTCGTTCCAGCTGTTGCAACATCTATTGGTGCAATTGCAGGCGCATTTGAAAAGGGCCCAGTTAGTTCTGTTCAGACCATTACGTCAGAAGAACAATTGGTACAAATATTCGGTAAACCACAATCAACTGGTAATCAGTTTGAAACATTTTTTACTGCTGCAAACTTTTTACAGTATGCAGATAATTTAAAAGTAGTAAGAGCAGAAAGTGCAATAGTAAATGCTGGTGCAAACTCTGGTATACTTATCAGAGATGAAGATCACTACCAAGCATCTTTCCAAGCTGGAGAGGGTTCTCATGGAGAGTGGGCCGCAAGGACTGCTGGAACACATGGTAACGGAATTGGTGTAGATATCTGTTCAAGTGCAAGAGCATTTGCACAACCATTAGGTTCATTGAACTTAGTAAATGGTGCTGGTGCAGTTGGTGACTTGTCAATTACAGTTGATGACCAAGATGCAAGTAATGCTACAATCGCAGTTGGTGACATTATTTCTTTCCAAACTGCTTCAGCTATTGTTGCAACTTCAAATGGTGCAATCACAGTTGCTTCTAAGACTTTGACAGTTGATGGAGTTTCTGGTACACTTGCAGTTGGACAAAGAGTAATCGGTGCTGGTATATCAGACGGAGATGAGGTTGTTAAAGTTGCAACTGTAACTTCACAGACAGTTGTTGTACTTGATAAAGCAATCACAGTCGCAAACGATATACCTCTTGTATTTGCTGCATCTGGTGGAACAAATGTGGAATCAAAAGGTCAAGAGTACGAAGTAACTTCTGTTTCTGGTGAAGTTTTAACAATTCGTTTACTTGATGACCCTGCTGGTGGTGGTTTACAAACAATTATTCCAGACAATTCACTTATTACAAGACGTTGGAGATTTTCTGATTTATTTGATGGCCCTCCAGGCACATCAGCATGGGCTACAGCAAATGCTCGTGGAGAAAAAGATGAAATCCATGTTGCAGTATATGACACAGTTGGTGATATCACAGGTTTTGCTGTTAGTGTTGCTGGACAAAGAACACAATCAGTAATGGAAGTATTTCCAAATATGTCAAAGAACCCTAATGCTAAAACATCACAAGGTTCTAACAACTATTATTCAGATGTAATCTTTGCACAATCAAAGTTTATCTACTGGACAGACCATCTTTCTGCTGGTTCTAACTGGGGAACAGATATTACATCTGGTACAGACTACACATTAGTATCTGGTGTTGACGTTTCTACATTAACTGGTGGAACTGATGACTACTCAACAACTGCTGGTGAGATTGAACTTGCATATGATAAGTTAGAAGATACTGAATCATTAGATGTCAATTTAATTCTTGGTGGTTCATCAAGTATTGTTGCAGATACAGAAGCTGGAATGGATACTCATGTAACAATGATTACTGCAATGGTTGAAACTCGTAGAGATTGTGTGGGATTTGTTTCTCCATATCGTGCTGCTACAGTTGGTGTTGCTCAATCAATAGATGCAACTGCAAATGTTATTGATGGTTTCAATACTTGTCCAAGTTCATCATACATGGTTTTCGATAGTGGTTACAAATATATGTACGATAAGTATTCTGATGTATATAGATTTGTTCCATTGAACGGAGATACTGCTGGACTTTGTGCATTTACAGACCAAGTTGCAGATAGTTTCTTTTCTCCTGCTGGATTTAACAGAGGAAATGTTAGAGGTGCAGTTAAGTTATCTTACAACCCTACAAAGGCAGAAAGAGATCAACTATACAAAGCAAGAGTAAACCCAGTTGTTAACTTTCCAGGCCAAGGAGTTGTACTCTTTGGAGATAAGACTGCATTAACAAAACCAAGTGCATTTGATAGAATTAACGTAAGACGATTATTCTTACTTCTAGAAAAAGCAATTGCGACTGCAGCCAAGTTTCAACTCTTTGAGTTCAATGATGAGTTTACAAGGGCACAATTTAGAAACTTAGTAGAACCTTTCTTGAGGGATATACAAGGTAGACGAGGTATTACAGATTTCTCTGTTGTTGCAGATGGAACAAATAATACTGGAGAAGTCATTGACAGAAACGAATTTGTTGCAGACATCTTTATCAAACCAGCAAGGTCTATTAACTTTATAACTCTAAACTTTATCGCAGTAAGAACTGGGGTAAGCTTTACAGAAGTAGGAGGTTAATCATGGGTAACATAGATGACTTTAAAGCAAATTTAATCGGTGGTGGTGCTCGTGCTAACCAGTTCAGAGTAACATTAACACCACCTTCTGGAATTGCAATCGGACTTGATGTTCGTAGAACTTCATTTCTTGTAACAGCAACAAACTTGCCTGCATCTAATTTAACAGAGATGCCTATACCATTTAGAGGTAGAAACATTTATATTACTGGTGATAGACCGGCTCCAGAGCCTTGGGAAGTAACAGTATATAACGACACCGATTTTATGATAAGAAACGCAATGGAATTGTGGCAAAATGGTATCAATAGTTATGTTGATAATACTGGGGTTATTTCTCCATCTGATTATCAAACAGACTTAACTGTTGAACAGTTGGATAGAGATGATACAGTTTTAAAGAGTTATATCTTTAGAAATGCATTTCCTCTTACAATAGGTCAGATTGATTTAAGTTCTGCTGAAGCAACTGAAATTGAAACATTTCCTATTACTTGGAGATATCAACACTTTGAGCCTTCAGGCGTTAGTTTCTAACCTACTAAATAGAAGACAATAGTAGGAGATATTATGGCTGAACTTTTTGGTTTCAAATTTGAAAAAATAAAAGACTCTGGCTCTCAAGAGAAGTTTACTGAACCTAGTTCAGAAGACGGAACTCTTGAGGTCGTTGGAGGTGGATTTTACGGACAACTCTTAGATACAGATGGTCGTGAACGAACTGAAATGGATTTGGTTCGTAGATATCGTGATATTGCACAACAACCAGAGTGCGATAGTGCGATTGAGGATATCATTAACGAGGGAATTGTTGCGAATGAAAAAGATCAAGCAGTAGCGATTGAACTTGATAGATTAATGTACCCCAAAAAAATTAAAGACAGAATCAGAGAGGAATTTGATACTGTCTTAGAATTACTAAACTTTGATACAAAAGGACACGACATATTCAGACGTTGGTATGTTGATGGAAGAATGTATTATCATAAAGTTATTGATAAGAAAAATCCAAAAAAAGGTATTCAAGAACTTAGGTATATCGACCCTAAGAAAATTCGTAAAGTTAAAGAAATAAAGAAAAAAACAAAGGCTGGTTCAAGTGTAGAACTTGTTGAGGGTGTAAGTGAATATTATCTTTACAATGATAAAGGTTTACATACTGGAACTAATGAAGGTATTAAGATAGCACCAGATTCTATCACTTATTGTCCAAGTGGATTGATTGACCAAAATAGAGGTCATGTATTATCTTATCTACATAAAGCAATTAAACCTGTAAATCAATTACGCATGATTGAAGATGCGTTAGTTATATACAGAATATCAAGAGCTCCAGAACGTAGAATCTTCTATATTGACGTAGGTAACTTGCCTAAGGTTAAAGCTGAACAATATCTTAAAGATGTTATGAATAGATACAGGAACAAACTGGTCTATGATGCATCTACTGGTGAAATCAGAGATGACAGAAATCATATGTCTATGTTAGAAGATTTCTGGTTGCCAAGACGAGAGGGTGGTCGTGGTACTGAAATTACTACATTACCAGGCGGTTCTAATCTTGGTGAGATAGATGATATTCAATATTTCAAGAAGAAACTATTCCAATCATTAAATGTTCCTATTTCAAGATTAGAAGCAGAGGCTGGTTTTAGTCTTGGTCGTTCTACAGAAATTACAAGAGATGAATTGAAATTTACAAAGTTTGTACAAAGACTGCGTAAAAGATTTACACCAATATTTACTGATATTCTAAAGACACAACTTATTCTTAAAGGTGTAATTACTTTAGAGGATTGGAAAAGGATTTCTCAACACATTCAGTATGACTTCTTACAAGATGGTCATTTTGCAGAACTAAAGAGGGCAGAACTTCTAGAAGACAGAATTAATGCTTTAGGTAGTATCGAATCATACATTGGTACATTCTTCAGTAAAGAATGGGTACAGAAAAACGTACTAAATCTAAATGATGGTGAGATTGAAGATATGCAAAAACAAATAAACAGAGAAGCTGGACTTGATCCAGATGAGGGTGGAGTTAATGTTCCAGACGATTCAGATGGTATTTCAAGATACCCATCTGTTGACGGAACACCAATACCAGCTGATGACGTAGCAAAATATAATGGCGAAGAACCACCAGAAGAAAATGGAGATAAATAATGAGTGCAGAAAATTTCGTAAATGAATTACAAAAAAGTAACAACTTAGGTGCTGAAGATGCATTTAAGTCTGCAATGACTGATAGAGTTGCACAATCACTAGAAGCAAAAAGAAAAGAGGTTGCTGGAACTTTCGTAAAGAACCACATACCAGAAGTAGAGGAAAATGAAACAGTTTAATTCATTATATACATCTCTCCCAGAGAAAGATGAACATAAGAAATCAAAACAGTATAAGAAGCTTTCTCCGAAGATGAAAGATGCTGTTGATGATATTTTTAATAAAATGGACACTAAACCTTCAGATTTCCTAAATACTTTTGAAAAAACTATAAATCAAGTATCTAAAAAATATAAGGTATCCGAAAAGGAACTTATGGGATATTTTGAAAAAGAAATGTTAGCATTTTAAGGAGTTAAATAATGTCATTCGTAACAACAACATTGAGAGATACAGTAGTCAATGCACCTAAAGCTGGTGGATTTGTAACAATCAAAGCAGTTTTTGATAACGATACTGCAACTAATCTTATATTAGATGGAGATGGATTAGATGGATTTGCGAATGGTGCCAAGTTAGATTTAGTAAGAGCGTGGTGGGCACTTACACAAGGTACTGCTGCTGGAAATACTGGAGATTGTATCATAGAATTTAAAGGTGCATCAGCTGATGTAGTCGCATTACACCTTGCTGGAACTGGACACTATGATGGTTCTGCTGGTGCAATCAAAGCTGCTGCAACAAATACAGGCGCAACATCTTCTGACATTAGTGGACAAACAAGAGGAACTTCTGGTTTCGTAATCTTAGAATTTAGAAAAGACGAAGCATATACTTCATAAAGGATAAAATAATGTACACATTAAAATTAATATCAGAACATATTGACCATGATACTAATTATCTAATCGAACAAGATGAAAAGTCTGGTAAAAAGAATTACAAGATAAAAGGTATCTTTATGCAGGCAGATATTAAGAATCGTAATGGTCGTATGTATCCTATGGAGATACTAAATAAAGAAGTAAACAGATATAATAAAGAGTATGTCAATGAGAATCGTGCATTT